GTCATTCAGGCCTATGGCGGGAACTGTCTGAGGTACACCACCGACGGGCTGACGACGCCGACAACCAGCGTCGGCATGTGGCTCGAAGCTCAGTCGCTGACGCTCGTCGGCCCACAGATGATCGCCAATTTCAGGATCATCGCGGCATCGAGCGGGGCGACGTTCAGCGCCGAATATTTCAAGTAACGGGACGCCGGCATGCTGACATGGGCGTGGCTCGTCAATTTTACGCCGGGGCCGCCCCCTGCGGCGACTATGCTGCCCGGCGTGCACCTCCTGCCCTCGACGGGAGAGTTCACCTACGACACGGTCGCCTATTCCGGTCAGCGCCTCGGCGGCTCTCTTGGGCCGATCAATACCTACGCCGGCGGCGGGGCGATATCAGACTATTCGATCGCCATCGACCAGCTTCAGGCCGCCCACCCCGAATGTACGACGGTTTCCGTCGTCTGCGCCTGGTTTTGCGACGGCCTCACCGCCGGCTCGTGCCACGTCTATCCCTCGACAACCTACATCGGGGGGATATTTCAGCCGTCTGCGGGCGGATCCGACGAATGGCGCTGCTCAGGCCTCAACCAAGGATCAGGCGGCCTTATCGCCATCCCCACCAATTCCGCGGGGTCGTTCATCTACGGCGGTACGCCCTCGGACCAATCGATCGTCAGGTGCATCCGCGACCTGAAATCCCGCGGCTTGCGCGTCGTCTTCTACCCCTTCCTGCTGATGACGGCGGCCGGCGAGCCTTGGCGCGGCCAAATAACCTTTTCGCCCGACATCTCTAGCGCCGCAACCAGCGCCGTCGGCGCTTTTCTCGGCCCGGCGGCGACGACGCAGTTTACACCCGACTTTACCAATCTGACTGTGGCCTATAGCGGTTCGGCGACCGACTTCACGTTTCGCCGCATGATCCTTCACTATGCCAACCTTTGCGTGGTGGCGGGCGGCGTCAACCTGTTCGTCCTGGGCTCGGAGCTGCGCGGCCTCGAAACCATCCGCGGTCCGGCCTGGACTCCTGCGGGAACGACTGACGGCGGCGGCCATGCGATCTGGGATTATCCCTTTGTCGCCGGCCTTGTCCAACTTGCCAGCGATGTGCGCAGCGTTTTCACCGCCGCGGGCCTAGCCAAGAACACGACGGCGCTGCAAAATCTGATCGCCTATTCCGCCGACTGGTCGGATTGGATGGGCTTTCAGCACCCGGGAGCCAACGGCCAATGGCCGCATCTCGATTCGTTGTGGGCTTCGACCAACATCGACTTCGTCAGCTTCGACAACTACCTGCCGCTCTCCGACTGGACGACGGCGGACTCACAGTTGGACGCGCAGTTGTGGCAAATCGCCGCCCCGACCTCGTGGCCGCCGGCGAACGGTTCGGTCGGGCTGGGGCTCTCGGGCGCCCCGACGATCTACAGCGAGGCCTACCTCAAGGCCAATATTGAGGGCGGCGAAAAGTTCAACTGGTTCTACAACGACGCGGTAAACGGCGGCGCCGCCTTCGATCCCAACGGCTCCGGCCTCGTCGTCTCGCAGCCCCAGGGCGACCGCGCGACGCAAACCCGCGAAATCTACTACGCGGGCCAGCAGATCCTCGCCAACAAACAGCTGCGCTGGTGGTGGAACAATTCTCACCAGGCCGTCTACGAGACTACCGGCGGCTGGGTCCCGCGAGGTCCGGCGACCGAATGGGTTGCGCAATCGAAGCCGATTGTATTCCTCGAGTACGGTTTTCCCAGCGTCGACAAGGCGACCAACCAACCCAACGTTTTTTACTCGCCCGCGTCAGTCGAGTCGGGCACGCCCTTTTGGTCGATCTGGAATCCTCAACCGGGCGGCGGCTTCGTCCCTCAGCGCGATGACACGATTGCCGGGCTGGCGCTCAACGCGGTCTATCAATACTGGATTACCGACACGCCCTCGCACAACGCGACGTCGGGCGCCGGCGTCGCCATGGTCCAGTTCGCGTTCTGTTGCGTGTGGAACTGGGATGCGCGGCCGTTCCCCACCTTTCCGCTGCTGGCCAGCGTCTGGGGCGATGCGGCCGACTGGCCATTCGGCGATTGGCAGTCTCCCTATCGCGCGCTGGCCCCGCCCGTTGCGCCGGCGCCGGATCCCACGCCTGGCGCGTTTCCCGACTTTCCGCCCATCACAACAATGGCCTGGCCGGTTGTTACGCGCGCGAAAACGTCGACCGATCTTGCCGACCATGTCTCTGGCCGATCTTTGCGCGCTCAGAAACGGGCTTATGGGCTCTATGAGTTCGAGCTTACGTTCAACGTCCTCCGCGCCGACTCCCACGCCGAGCTACAGGCGATCGCCGGCTTCTACGACAACGTCGGCGGCGCCGATGGCCTGTTCTGGTTTGCGCCGCCGAATTTTGGCGTGATGAGCGGGCAGGCGCTGGGAAGCGGCAACGGCTCTCAGACCGGTTTTTCTTTGGTCCGCTCGATCGGCGCCTATAGCGAGCCCGTCCAGGGCGCCGCCGTGACGGCGGTCTATCTCAACGGCCTCTTTCAGGCGACCGGCTGGAGCGTGTCCTCAGGCTACGCGCCCATCCTCACCTTCCTCACGCCGCCGGCCGCCGGCGTTGCCGTCTCCGCCGATTTTTCGTCCCTGTGGCTGTGCCGGTTCGCCGAAGACGTCGCCGATTTCGAGAACTTCATGACGCTGCTGTGGAGGCTCGGGACCGTCAAAATGGAAACGGTGCGCCCATGACGCTGCCTGTTTTCCCCGCGCCAAACGGCCTCGGGTTTGCGACCCACAAGAAGCCGACCTTCGGCACTCTCGTCGCCTCGCACGTCTCGGGCCGCGAGGTCCGCGATCAGCTCTATTTGAACCCGATCTGGCAATTCGAAATCCCGATCAACGCGCTCGATTCCACCGCGACCGGTGTGTACGGCGGCACTGGCGCAGCGACCCAACAGGCGCTGCTCGGGCTTTTTCTACAACTCGGCGGGCAGGCCGGACAGTTCCTCTACTATGATTTCACCGACTATCAGGCCGCGGCCCAGCTTTTCGGCACCGGCGACGGCTCGACGACCGCCTTTCAACTGGCGCGCACACTGGGCGGATTTTCCGAAGCGATCGTCGCGCCGGTGACCGGCTCGACGACGCTCTACTTCCCCGGAAATGTCTCAATCGCCGCGAGTGCGGCAAAAATCTATTCCAACGGGACGCTGGTTTCCTCGTCGGCCTATTCGATCTCCAATCCCGGCGGCCTCGTGACCTTTACCACCGCGCCCGCCAATGCCGCCGCGCTGACCTGGAGCGGCTATTTCGGCTTCCTCTGCCGCTTCGACGACGACGTCATGGATTTCGAGCAGTTCATGTCGAACCTGTGGCGCGTCGACAGCATCAAATTCCGCTCGCTGAGGGCTCAATAAAGATCGGCAGTCGGCGCCCGGCAGTCGCGAAAACCCCGTCTTCCCTTGCGGAAGAGGGTTGAGGCGAGGGGTTTGTAATCATGCGCATTCTTTCTTCCGACTGCCTGCCGCCTACTGCCTACTGCCGGTTCTCCTCATGAAATCCGCCACTTCCGCCCTCCTCTCCTACATCAACAGCGTGCGCGGACAAATCGACGCCCCGCTCTACTTCGCCGAGTGTTTCACCTTCACCCTGGCGACCGGAACGATCTACGCCTGGACCAACGTCGACTACCCCGTCACCTACAACGGGACGACGTTTTCCTGCGCCGGCCCCTTGGTGCAGGGGCTCAAATTCAAGCAATCGGTCGGTCTCGAGGTCGATAAGCAGCAGATCACCATCGCCGCGCGCCCCACCGACTTGATTTCGGGCGCGCCCGCATTGGAGGCGATCCGCTCCGGCGCTTTTGATGGCGCAACAGTCGAGCGCGACCGGGTGTTTTTGACCGCGCCGGCCGGGGCCGTGATCGGCGGCGTCATGCTTTTCACCGGCCGCGTGTCGACGGTCGACAATGTCGGCCGCACCGCGGCGCAAATCACCGTCGCCAGCGACCTCATCATTCTCGACTACGACATGCCGCGCAACCTCTATCAGGCGACGTGTCTGCACACGCTCTACGACGCCGGCTGCGGCCTCAATCGCTCGACTTTCGCCGCCAACGCAACCGCCGGCTCGGGCTCGACGACGACGCTGATCAACACCTCGGCGGCGCTTGCCGCCCACCAGGCGGGCTCGATTCTGTTCACCTCGGGCGCCAACGCCAACCTTCGCGCCACGGTCAAAAGCGTGGTTGTCGGGACTTCGTTGAGCCTGATGTATCCGCTGCCCAATCCCCCGTCCGTCGGCGACGCATTCTCGGTCTACCAGGGCTGCGGCCACACCACCGCGATCTGCCAGTCGCGCTTCAACAACCTGGCCAACTTCCGCGGCTACCCTTTTGTCCCGCCGCCGCAGATTGCCTACTGAGACGCCGTCATTTGCGAGCGTAGCGAAGCAATCCCAGGGCGCGTGACGTAGCTCTGGATTGCTTCGCTACGCTCGCAATGACCCGCCGTTCGCCTGCTGAGGATTTTTCACATGGAAACCCTTCACGTCGTCGCCTGCGTGGCGAATCCGCTGCGCTGGGCCAGCCGCGATATTTTGGCCCGGCGCGCCATCGCCTCATGGCTCGAGGCGCCGGAAGTCGCGGTTACGCTGGTTGAAGCCGCCTACGGCTCGCGCGCATTCACCCTCGCCGATCTCGCTTCAAATCGAATTCAGCACCTTGGCGTGCGCGCCACCACGCTCGCCTGGTCGAAAGAGTGTCTGATCAACCTCGGCCTGGCGCGGCTGCCGCCGAATGCGGAGAAAATCGCCACCCTCGACGCCGATATCACTTTCCGCCGTTCGCACTGGGCGGCCGAAACGCTCGCCGCGCTCGACCTCTATCCCGTCATCCAGCCCTGGGACGTCGCTTACGATCTCGGCCCGCACGACGAGCACATTCAGCTGCACCACAGCTTTGCCAGCATGTTTCACGCCGGCGCGCCAGTCGTCGCCAATCAATCAAAATTCTGGAAGTTTTCCGGCGGCGTTTATGAGTATCCCCATTCCGGCTACGCCTGGGCCTGGCAGCGCCGAACGCTCGACCGCATCGGCGGCCTGTTTGACGTCGGCGGCATGGGCAGCGGAGATCATCACATGGCGCTGGGCCTGGTTGGCTGCGCCGAGGCCTCGCTCCCCGGCGGCGTCAGCGCCAATTATCGCAGCGCCGTCATGACCTGGGCATCGCGCGCGAAAGGCGAGGTCAACGGCAAGCTGGGCTTTGCCCACGGAGCCGTCGAACATCCTTTCCACGGCCGCAAGGCCGATCGCGGCTACGAAAGCCGCTGGGACATGTTTCTCAGGCACGGTTTTGACCCGCTGACCGACCTCAAACGCAACACGTTTGGCGTCATCGAATTCGCCGGCAACAAGCCCGACCTCGAGCGCGCCTTCGACAACTACCTTCGCTCCCGCGAAGAGGACGTCAACACGCTGACGTAACCCCCTCTCCCGCTTTGCGGGAGAGGACAGGCGCGTTTCCGCGCCAGGTGAGGGGAGGGAGACGTGACATCAATCGATAAGGCCGACTCTCAGCGCCTCACTGTCGTCGCCGCTGCGCGTTCCTGGATCGGCACCCCTTACCATCACGCCGCCGACATCAAACACGTCGGCGTCGACTGCGCGATGATCCTGGTTCGCGTCTACTGCGACCTCGGCCTCGTCGAGCCTTTCGATCCGCGCCCCTACACCAAGGATTGGTTCGTCCATCGCAACGAAGAGCGCTACATGGGCTTCTTGCTCGCCCGCGCCCATGAGGTCGCAACACCTCAACCAGGCGACGTCGTGCTGTTCAAGCTCGGCCGCTGCTTCGCCCACGGCGGCATCGTCTCTCAAGCCGATCCGCTAAAACTCATCCACGCCTATTCGCCGGCGCGTTCGGTCATCGAAGAGGAAATCATGCGCAACGCCGCGCTGGCGGAATCCCCGCACAAATTCTTCAGCTACTGGGCTTAATCCGTGGCGTTTCTCAAAAATCTGTTCGGCGGCGGCGTCAAGCCCGATTTTACCGGCTTGCAGATCCAGACCGCGACCTCAACGCTGCCGATCCCGATCGTCTGGGGGCGGACAAAACTTGGCGGCAACGTCGTCTGGTACGCCAATTTTCAGACCCAGAACGGCGGCGGCAAGGGCGGCCTATTCAGCGACTCCGGCTCCAGTTACACCGCCGATCTCATCATCGCGCTGTGCGAGGGGCCGATCTCTGCTATCGGCACAATCTGGCGCGATCAGTCACTGTACACGCTGGCGACCCTCAATCTCACTCTATTCACCGGATCGACGCCGCAGTCGACGTGGGGCTACCTCGAAAGCAACTATCCCAATCAGGCGCTTGCCTACCAGGAAACCGCTTTTGTCTGTGCCGCGAGCTACCAGCTCGGCGACGACGCCTCGATCGGCAACCACAATTTCGAGGTTCTCGGCTACCTCCAAGGGACCGGCGCCAACGGCATCGACGCCGACCCGGCGCAGGTCATCTACGATTTCTTGACCAACCCGCAGTACGGCGCCGGCTTTTCCGCCGCCAACATCAATATGACCTCGCTCTACGGCGGCGGTTCTGGCTCGACGGACGCCAGCCTTCAGGCCTATTGCGCCGCGCTCGGGATCTGCTTTTCGCCCGGCCTCGTCAGCGCCGAGCAAGGGTCATCGATCCTCACCCGCTGGCTGCAAATCTGCAATTGCGGCGCTGTCTGGTCGGACAACCTGCTGAACTTCGTCCCCTACGGCGACGCCACGATTTCTGCCGGCAATGTTACCCGCACCGTCGAGACCGCGGTTCCGCAGCCGTCGACCGACCCCAACAACACGACGCAGCCCAGCGTCCAGGTTTGCGCGGCGAGCGCCTTCGTCAGCGACGGCGGCGTCGTCTACGCCTTTACCGGCGCCGCGCTGAGCTATAGCGGCGGGACGAGCGCCGGCGGCGCGGGAACTTACGGCATCCTTAACGGCGCCTATGTCTTTGCCATCGGCGACGAGTGTCTGGTTGTCGAGATCACCTTCACCTGCGCGATCTCCCGCGGCTTTGCGCCCAACCTGACGCCGGTCTACTCGCTCACCGACCTCGATTTCGTCGACGAAAAGGGCAACAAGGATCCGTTGCAGGTTTCGCGCGTCGATCCGTTCTCGCTGCCGACGATCCAGCGCGTCGAGGTGATGAGCCGCGGCAACGAATACGGCTCGACGCCCGTCGAGGCGCGCGATCAATCGCAAATCGAAATTTATGGCTCCCGCGTGGGCTCGACGGTTACGGCGCACGAGATTTGCGACGACGTCTCCGTTGCGCCGATCGTCGCCCAGATCATCCTTCAGCGCGCGCTCTACGTGAGGGCAAAATTTGCCTTCAAACTGGGCTGGGAATATTGCCTACTCGATTCGATGGATATCATTGAGATTTCCGACGCCAATCTCGGCCTAAGCAACTATCCCGTCCGCATTATCTCAATCGAGGAGGACGACAAGGGGCTGCTCGCCATCACCGCGGAAGAGCTGACGGTCGGAGTCTCGACGCCGGCCGCGAACCCGCGGCAAGGGACCAGCTCTTTCACGCTCAACCGCAACATCACGGCTTCTCCCGTCAACGCTCCGCTCATTTTCGAGCCGCCGCCCGCTTTGACCAATAACACCACGCAGGTCTGGGTCGGCGCTTCCGGCGGAATTTCCGGCGTTGTAGATCCGAACTGGGGCGGATGCTACGTTTGGCTCTCCTACGATGATGTCAGTTATTCGAACATCGCTACGATCAACCAGCCACTGCGGCAGGGCTTTTTGACGTCGTCGCTCGCCGCAGCGAGCGGCTGGGATACAACCCACACGCTTAGCGTCAGCCTCGCCGAATCCGGGGGCGTTCTGACTGGCACGAGCGAAACGGGGGCTCAGCAGGGCGCGACGCTCGCCCTGGTTGATTCCGAGCTTCTTGCTTACGAATCGGCGATACTGACCGGGACCAACGCCTACAATCTCACCAACCTCGAGCGGGGCATGTACGGCACAGTGGGCGCGGCCCATGCGAGCAGCGCGGCCTTCGCCAGACTCGATACCGCGGTCGTCAAATACAATTTGCCGGCGAGCGGAGTCGGTCAGACCCTGTATTTCAAATTGCAATCGTTCAACATCTTCGGCGGCGGCGTCGAGGCGCTTTCTAGCTGCGCTGTTTACACCTACCAGCCAACCGGAGCCGGCGAGATTGGACCCGTGGCCTCAACGCTCGCGGCGGGGACCGGAATGGATTGGGGTCACGTCGCCGGCGACGTCGTTTCGGAAGAGGACGACTTCGGCACGCTCGAAGCGCCGGTCTACTCCATCATCGATCTTGGGAACTGCACCTCATGAGCGTACAGGTCAAACGCCGTCGCGACACGGCGGCCAACGTCGCCGGCTATACCGGCGCGCAGGGCGAAATCATCGTCGATACGACGAACAACCGGCTTACGGTCCATGACGGCGCCACTGCCGGCGGTTGGGCGGTTATGGGCGCGGGGCGCACTGCGGTCTCAGACGCGAGCTACGCGGCGCAGACTACCGATCGCCTGATCGCCTATACCGCCATCACGGCGGCGCGCACCGTGACACTGCCGGCTGCCGCGTCCTACCCGGTCGGGCAGATTCTTTGGCTCTGCGATTCCTGCGGCCTGGTCTCGTCGACGCTGACGGTGACCCTTAATCGCGCCGGCTCGGACACTATCGACGGCGTTTCGTCGACTATTCTCAACGCCGCCTACGACGCGGTCGCGCTGGTATCAGACGGCGTATCCGAATGGACGCTTTTGGTTGATCCTCTCAACCAAGAATTTACGCTCCTCAGCGTTGGCACGGCGCCCGATCCCAGCAACCCGTTGAGCGTCTATGGCGGGACGAACGGCTCGGCGCTGTTCAACGGAGCCAACTTCAACATCACCATCAACAAGGCGGCTGCGACCGACACCGCCTCGATCATTTTCGAAGATGGGTTCTCGGGCCGCGCCCAGATGGGCCTCAACGGCTCCGACAACTACAGTTTTAAGGTCAGCGCGAACGGTTCGAGCTGGACGACCGCGATTGCGCTCGATGCGACGACCGGCGCGCCGACTTTTGCCAACCAGCGCACGCCGGTTTCCGACGCCAGCTACACGACTCTCGCGACCGACCGCGAAGTCGCCTTCACCGCGATCACCGCGGCGCGCATCGTCACCCTGATTGCCGCCTCTGCGTACCCGGTTGGAACCGATCTCGTGATCGTCGACGAAAGCGGGCTGGTTTCACTCGGCAACACGGTCACGGTCACCGGCTACGGGGTCATCTGTACGGCCCGCGGCTTTTTAAAACTGCGCTCCACGGGGACAGCTTGGCAGGTCGTCAGCCGCAGCCCCAACATCCTGCTGTTCAGCGCGTCGGGAACCTACACCCCGACGCCAGGCATGCAGTTTTGCGACGCCTATGCCTACGGTGGCGGCAGCGGCGGCGGCGGCGGCGCACTTCAGGCCTCCTCTCTGGCCGTCAGTGGCGGCGCCGGCGGTTCTGGCGGCGGCGCCAGCTATGGACGGTTTTTGGCCGCTCAGATCGGCGCCTCGCAAGTGCTCACGATCGGCGCCGGGGGAATTTCAGGCGCCGCCGCGACGACCAGCAATACCGCGGGCGGCGCGGGCGGCGTGGGCGGCGCGACGTCGCTGGGGACGCTGCTGACTGCGCCAGGCGGGGGCGCCCCCTCGGGCGGTCAGCTCGCGGCCAGCTCGGCGAGCGGCGGCGGCGCCGGAACGATCGGCACTGGCGGCGCC